TTATGCTCGTGCGGGATCTCTGAATGATCAGTGTCTAGTATATTAGGCTCTGGGTGTGCAAAGTCAACAGTAAATAAATAACGACCCCAATGCCATTTTTTATCTTTACCAATGTATTTACCGGATTGTGATTCTAAAATATCCCAACTAGTAACAGCAGGATAATAGCTAAAAGAATTCCAAAGCTGAAGTTCATCAAGTCTTCGTATGGGTACATCATTCGGTTGAAATCCCCTTTGAATAAAAGCTGTAATAGGTAATCTATAAAAGATCGCACCGTTTTCCATGATAGCATGAAATAATAATGCACGACCTGTAATACAAGTAACACCAAAGATAATACAGTCTTCAACTTCTCCATGATGTTTTTTAAGATCATAAAGATATTCTCTCCTGATCTGTGCGTACTCTACTGGTATATTTGCATTTAAATAAGCCATAAAAACTCCTCATTTAATTGTACCCCAATTAGGACCAGATTCATAGTCTACTTTGTTAGGCACTTCTAATTCAACAGCAGACTCCATAATCTCTTTTATTTTATCTGCATTATCACTAACAGATATATCAAGTTCATCATGCACCTGTATATGTGGTATGATACCCTCTTTGTATAAATCCACCATGGCTTTCTTAGTCATGTCAGCAGCTGATCCTTGTATTAATTTATTTAATGCTTTGTATGTAAATGCTCGTTTGATCCCTGGTCCGTGTTCCGCGAGTGCATCTTCATGATTCAATGCTTTATGTATCCCGAACTGATTGGGCTCCCATAAATTAAACCTACATCTACGACCCAATAAAGTTCTAACACGACCTTTGTCTTGGGCTCTACTCATTACACTTTCCATTAACATCTTAACAAAAGGAACTTTAGCATGATAAAGTCTAAACAAATCATTAGCATCTTCTTTTGATATACCTAACTCTGCTTGTAGTTTATTCTTACCCATACCATAGAACAATCCAAGGTTTATAGTCTTAGCCTGTGATCTTGGTATGCTTGCCATGTCAGCCACAATCTGGTGAAAGTCTGCCTCGCCATCGTTATAAGCTTCTAATACTTCGTCTACACCATAGAGTCCATCAAGAGCTGCATAATGTGTAACGAGACGTGGTTCTTGTTGTGAGTAATCAAAACAACCCCACTTGCAACCCTCTTCTGGTATAAATAAACTTCTGATCCGTGGTCCAAGTTCCTTGTTCCTTGCTGGTATCTGCTGTAAATTTGGATTGTTGTAACTGAATCTACCGGTTACTGTACCACCTTGATCGGATCTAATCTGATTTATCTCTGCATGTATTCTACCTTTATGTTGATGCTTTAATATGGTATCAATAAATGTAGTATGAGATTTATTTATTTCCCTAGCACGAGCTATTTGTTTAACCATTGGGTGTGGATGGTTCTGCAGAAAGTTTTTTGTAAATGATGGAGAATTTGTTTTGGCAGTTAGGTCGTATGGTAGGCCTAGTTTTTGAAAAACTTTCTCAATTGAACGTGCCGCCCATATTTGAACATCTACTTGTGTGGCTTTTTTTATTTCTTGTAAGCATTCTTTTTCTTCTTCAACTAATTGTTGCTTTAATTTGTGAGCAGCTTCTACGTCTACTCGAACTCCTAAAAAACGCATGTCGACGAGACAAGGGAAAAGTTCAGTCTCTAAGTTAAATATATCCTCAACATCTTCATGGTATATTTGTTTCTTCATCTCTTGCCATAGTTTGTAAGTTAGTTCAGCGTCTTGTTCTGCATACTCACCCACATACATAGCAGGTAGTTTATACATTTCGGACTTTGGATCTACGCCCCAGAGATCTGCTGTTTCTTTCAAAACAGCCTCATTTTTGCCTATACCTATGTAATCCCGACCCATGGCACCTAAATCGTAACGAAAGCGATTCTCGTCCACGAGAGAGCCAGCAATCATGGTATCTACGATAGTCCCACTAATTTTAAGTCCTGCAGCTCTAATAAAACACACATCATACATAGCGTTGTGAAATATCTTGATAGCATCTGTGTTTAATACATCCTGGAACCACTTTAGAACCATTCTAATGTCCATGTTACCACCGCCTTCATGAGCAATCGGATAATATCCTTTCCAGTCTTGCACAGCCACGGCTATCCCAACAATCTTACTTCTACCTACAACAGATCCAGACCCGATAGTTTTTAGGTCAGGGTCTTTTGTTTCCAGGTCAATCGCTATCTCACTATAATCAGATAGGTCAGGAAAAGTTTGTGGTGGTAACCACTCTGTCTGTGGTTTAAATATCGGTTTCACTATAATCTCTCTCTATTATCATTTCTATAAAGTGTATTGCTTTTAATAAATCCTGTTTCTTTCCCTTGTCACGATGTCTTATTATATATTTTATAGCACAACCTTCTGGATATAACAACTCATTCTCAACTACAAACTTGCTTGGTTGAATTTTATATTTTTGATAATGTGATCCTCCGTGTTGTTTGTCCCATACTTTACTCATATTTGATAACCTCCTTTTTTTGGATATATTATGTGTAATGATTCTTTAGATCTTGTGGCTCCCACATACATTAAACGATGTTCATCTGTAGCATCTTTTTCATAAGCTTCTAAAGAAGATTTTGATAAACACAAAGGTAATACAACGTTTTGTCTTTCATTACCTTTAACACCATGTATTGTTGCTAATTTTATTCTTGCACCTTTTATTAAACTTTCTCCTTTTTTTAATAAATCTTCTATTTTAATTGTATCGTTTTCACCTATTCTTGACAAAGCTACTTGCCAACGTTCATTAGTATTTAAACCAAAATCTTTTTTAAGCATATCCATATTGTACATTTTGTTTGGAACCATTGCTTTAAACATCTTATTAGTCCAATGTTTATTTAACATTTTCTTTTTTATACTGTGACATTCATCGTAAGATAAATATTGACCTTGTTTTAATTTATTTTCATATAAATCTATGACCTCAAATTTATCTTTTAAAGGGTTATGTTTTTTAGATCTTTCATAAAATATATTATTATCTTGAAAGTGTTGTTCAAATTCATCTAACTTCCATCTATCTCTGCCTAACACCAACCATTCTCCAGTTGAAAATTTTATTTGTGATACGTCATCATAATAATCTACCAAACCTTTTTGTTTTGTAGGCATCCATGTCTTTTGAACTCTTTTATTTTTAGGTATTTTATTTATTATTTTATCCGCAGTATTAAATACTTCTTTAGGAACTCTATAAGATTTTGTAAGAATCTCTTTACTACCTTGTAAATTCAAAAAACTTTCTACACTCGCTCCTCTCCACTTGTATATACATTGATCATCATCACCCGCAACATACAACATCTCTGAGTTATTTTTTATACCCTCAACAAGTTTCCATTGCATTAAAGATAAATCTTGTGCTTCATCAACAAAAGCAACTTTTAACTTAGGAAATTTTTTTGTTTCTACTAATTGATTTATCATGTCTGTAAAATCAACCATACCTGGTCGATCTCTTTTAAAATTATTTATTTCTTTTGCAAATCTAAAAACATCCTCTTGACTCAAATCTTCACTGTGTTCGTTTTTATTATATTGTTCTTCAATTGAAATATTTTTTGATCTTGCAAGTTCTATTAAAGATAAGTGTGGGCAATCAGAATGAAAAATGCCTCCTTCATCTTCATTCCAGGATGCAAATTTAACTTCTATCCCACAAGTCTTACCTATTTCTTTGTAATGTTCACTTTTCATTACTTTTGTTTTATCAAAACCTAACTGTTTAAATCCTAAAGAATGTAATGTTCTAAAATAAGGAAGATCCTTAAAAGTTAAACCAAAGTTTTTAAACATTCTTTTGTGCGCCTCTTCTGTAGCATTTTTACTAAATGTAAAATATCCTATCTTGTCCGGATCAACGTCTTCTTTAATATAACTTTCTACTTTTCTTATTAACTTTTCTGTTTTTCCTGTGCCTGGTGGTCCAAAAATTATATGTGTCATTAGTAATTATGTTTTTTTATGTAACTTTTTTCTTTGTAGTTGTCTTCTTTTTTATCAAACTGTGGCACTACAAAAACTGATATCTTTGCTTTTGTAACACGTTTGGTAAAACATTTTAAATTATCTCGCAGCATCTGTGATGTTCTTTGATAAGGTATCTTCCAATGATTTCTCAATAAAAATTTATTGTAAAAATTATCAAACACAAAATAATGAAAGCCCTCATCTGTAAATGTTCCACCCGTTTTTATCTCATCTATTTTATCTTTTTGTATTCTGTTTAAACAATAATCTTCTAAATAATTTCGTAATATATCTTTAGTGCTAGTGCCCTCTGCTGGCTCTGTAACTTCAGCGTTTTCTAACAACATGTTTGTAAGTTTTTTCCAATCGTTTGTTTTTAGTGTTGGTGGATTAAGCATTAATTGTTTTACACATTCTTCTTGAAATAAACTTTGATTTGTTAGATGTTTTGCAGAGTCTAAGTA